ATAGAATCTACCGTTCCAGCAAAGTCACCAGTTGCCTGTATATACAATCTATTTGGGCGTATTCCTTTTGCCGTAAGATTAACAGTATATGTAACTGTTCCACCTACCTCTACATTTGGCTTATATTTTCCTACAAAGGGATCGTTGGTTGTTCCAGCCCCATCTTGCGTATACCCAACAAAACTTCCGGTAGACGTTCCATATCCCGTGGTTCCCAGTAAAAACTTTACATGCCCCGCATTACCAGACGTTTGTGTAATTGTAACGGTTAGCACATAGTCGCAACCTAAAAAAGAACCAATGTCTTGATAGAGATTATCTACTCCCGATACTGCGGCGTGTACTGCGGTATCTCCTATAGTCCATCCCGAACTACCTCCGAGACCTCCGACACCTGAATTTGTTTCACTATCTGTTTCAGCCGCCGTTAACCAACCCGTAGAACCAGAACCAAAACCCCCATCGTTAATAGACAATAAATTAATACCAGCAAAAGAAATCTCTCCATTTCCAGCTTCTATTTTTTCCTTACCTGTTAATCCACCACCAGTAGATGCTTTTATAACAGCACCTCTCCCGCTATAAGTTACTATATCACCAGAAGCGTACGCTTTCTCTTCCCAAGCATCGTAGGCTTTATTAGTCCAAGGCATTTTTTTAATACCCGGTCTGGTCGCCACTTTACCAGTAATAAACCTTTTGTTCCTTGCAAAAGCACAAAGACCCGGCTGAAGTTGGCCGGGATCAAGACGCATGTTTACTCCTGTGAAAAAAGTATCTCCGTCAATTATTGGTTCTGGAAGTGGCATTAGTCTCTCTCAATCTCATACTCAAGTTCAGCTACTCTCCTCAACGCTGCCTTCGTGAAAGCTGGTGCTTCCCTCGCTGCTATCGGAAACTGGGGGTGATCGGTCAACTCCTTCACTCCATTCAATTTTACCCCCTGACATGCGGTGAGCATCAACGGCAGCATCAATATTATCAAGTTTTTCCTCATACCTAACTTTTGCGTTAGTCTCCTTCATCCCATCGGCAATTGATAAAAAAAGCCGCTCCAAACTTGGAACGGCTCGGAGCAAGGCTACTATTGCCTTTATAATCCCCATCACTCTACTTTTTCTTCGACCTTGGCGACTCCATGCCTCAAGAAAACCGCGAGTGCGGAAGTAACTACTAGCTGCATCATTTCACCAAACTCTATGTCTTCAGTAAAATAACCACCAATAGCTCCCACAATTGCTGCCACAGCAGCCCATACTGTTTTTGACTTTACTAATTTTTTCATCTCTTTTTATATAAATCGTACGTCTTGATACACACGTACGCTAAACTCACTAGACTAATTAAAACTTTTAGGGCTACGTCGATGTTCAGGAGTACGTTCCCCGTCCCAATCACCGTAACCCCTAGTGTCTTAACTAGGTCTAGGTCTAATCTCATTATTCAAGTTCTACAAGTTGTGCGCTGTTTGCAGATGTTGCGACTCCAGTATAACCGGCTAAAACAACCGTTGTTCCGGCTGCGACAGTTAAAGCCGCACCCCCGTTAAGGGTATATGTTCCGAGAGCTCCAGTAGCAGGGCCGTTTATAAGTAGTTTCTGTCGATGCTCATTAACAGCTACTGAAGTAGCATTAGTAGCTTTTGTTGATCCAACTATTTTAACACTATTCATTTCTTCTCCTCAACAATTTCAGGCTCAAGAACTTCTTGACCCCCGTTTGGCGGCTCGTTCAATTCACATTCCTGCATAATTGCACGGGCAGCATTTGTTACCATTTCATGTTGTTGCCTGTTTAGTGGGGCATTTCCAGCCGCAACGTACAACACATCCAACGCTTCCTTTAGTTTTGCTTTGTCAGGCATAAAAGTCAATAAGTAATAACATTAGCCGTTCGTACTTGGCCTTGTTGTCGGTATAGTTTATCCGATTCTAAAACGAGTAGACTCTCTGCGTTTTGATCTTCTCCAATGGCGATGTCGGTTTGCCCGTTAGAACGAAGATAATCCGCATAAACTCCACGGACTAGATAGTTTTCAAAAATTCTAGGCATTATAACCTTATCCCACTCGGAAGAAGTGAACGAGGTAGCCGTTCCTGTATTAGCAGTATAGAAATCTCCGCTATAGTATGCCTGCGCCCCTGAAGCATACGAAGAACCCACCCAAACATCTCCTGTTAGCGTGGGTCTGTTAATCCGATACTCGACAAAAAGCGGCGAGGTAGTAGTGAAGACATTAATTGTCCTACCAGAATTATTACTGCTATCAGAATTATCATCCCGCAATACAAAACTAACAGAGGAAAGAGCAGTAGTTTTTGCAGGGTCTTTGTCATAAACTGTTAGGATTTCTCCAGCCGTTGCTGGGTAGGCCATGCTACTTACGCTATCAGTAGTTGTTACTGTGGTAGAAGCGGTTTTAAGTAGTTGCGGCCAATATTCAGTTTCCCAAGCAATCCCCAACCTGTGGTTAGTTAAATCCCGGACTTGTTTAAAAAAGTGATTGGGAAGGTTATCCCTATCCAATCCAGCTAATTGGGAAACTCCATAAACAACATTACTAAATTTAAGCGTTTGCATCTATTTCCACCCGTTCATTTGGGCCGAAAACTTTTCGATAGGTGACTCGTCCTCGCGGAGTGTCGTAATACCCGTGGGGTTTATTCCCACCGTACCCAACTTTCACGTTCTTGCCACCCGCACTCTTAACCCTACTCTCTGGATTGTCACGCAAATACTCCTTAATAAATTTACGATCACCCCAGCATTTGTATCCGAGGCGTTTGCCCCAATAATGATACGAAGTAGTCTCTATTCTAGCTTTGTGTTGTCCAAAACTAGTTACATAGGATTCCTTCCGTGCCTCTCCAGCTACACCGCCGGATTGGTTGGCCCGTGAGGTTTGATACTCACGAGCCAACTGTTTCCGAAGTGCCGCCCCCACAAGGGAAGTCATTTCATCACTTAAACCTTCAGGGGCATACATATCTAATTAAGCGGCTTCGATGCAATCGAAATACCCGAAGTTTTGGGGGTTGTTAACGACCAATGCGGCAATTGCTTGGATTAACCTAGCAGGGCCACCACCGTTATCTGTCAACTCCTTAATTTCAGGTAGCTTACCATACCTAATCTCAACTTGATCGAACGGGATAACATATCCCTTAAAAGCACTAACCGCATTTGCAGTCGCACTAGTTTGCTCATTGATGAAGGTTGAGGGGTGCAGACGCATTCGACCAAAATCTCCTTCAAACAAATCCACGGCATTGATAAATGACCGATCTGATGCTGCTTGATTGAAGACTTTGATAGGTGAATGGAGATCATTTGCTGCTCCACCAGTAGAAGCCTGTGAAAAGTTCGTAAAAGCCCTTTTCAAAGCTGTTCCAACAAGAGCATCATAATCACGGATAACTCCCGTAGTATCATAAATACCCTTCAATACGTCTTGAACAGCACCCTCTGTAAGAAGGGCAACCGTACTTTCGTACGCATTAACTTTGGGCATAACAAACGCTTCCTTCACACGAAACTCCGAACCTTCTCGGCCACCTTCGTTATTACTAGCATTAACGTCTTCATCAGCAATCGGATTACCATATGCTGATTCAAGGTTAAGGTTTTCTCTACGCAAGAAACTACCCAATGCTTTGGTTTTGTATCCCACAGGAGAGGCTTCCGTCGCTGCGTCTTGATCGCTCAAGAACACATACTCCATATCGCGCTTCAAAGAAATTAACTTCTTTGCGATACCGTTTGCCAATTCCGACTTAACGCCAGCAACAACTTGAATTTCATTCGCCAAGTTAGAAATACGGAATGTACGCCTAAATAGCTGAATGTAATTCTGTGCCAATGCACGAGTAGCACCGGGATTCTCGAAAGTAGGAACAGCACCCGTATTTGTACTAGCAAAGCTAGCATCAAGGGCTTGTGTCATACTTACGTCGATACCGTCTACGTATGCCGTAGAATTTGGCTCATCGTGTTTATCCATTTGCCAACTCATAACAGCATTGCCGGGCTTCTTTCCTTTTTTCGCAAGAGATGTGAAAACAGTACTACGAGCATCGACATTACTGATAAGATCAGACAAATCCTCTCGGCCACCCGATTGAGTGCCGTTATATCCAGATTCAATAAGAACTGCCATAATAATTTAATCCTTTATAAATAATCAGTTTCTAATATTTTCGCTAAAGCATCAGAATCTCCATCAGTCTTGAAGGCTTTCCTAGCGGAATTTGAACGTGCTTGTTGAGGCTTATCCACAACTGGAGCTTGGCTCGGAGCAGATGGTTGTTTCGGAGCAGCTTTAGCCTTTGGCCTCGGCTGCTTGTCCGTTGTCATCTCCTTATAAGCCTGTAGTCCCAATTGGAACATAGTCACATCTGCTTTCCATGTTGGGTAAGTCTTTAA